CTGTTTCTTGCTTTATCATAGGCACCACTATTTTCTCCTATCTTGTTAGCCCAATGGTTAGGGTCTATCCAATTTTTAAGTGTCTTTAAGAATCTTATTATCATTAGTCTGTAAGTCCTACTATGTTGTATAGATTTTTAGGGTCATCAAATTTACCTGTGCAATTACCACTGATAGATATTCTCATATCACCACTGTTATTTTTTGTAGTACCATGAGGCATCCACCATGGGAACACCACCAATTTACCTGCTACAGATTCTTCTTCCATCCAAATATGTCTAGTGTGAATTGTAGTGTCAAACGATAGATTACCGCAGTCGGGTGGTGTCTTAACATAATAGCACCATGATAAATGTGGGTCTAGTTCATGATATACAGAATGAGAATGTAATGAAGTTTGTTCATTAGCTCCGACTAGATGAACCCAACATGCATATGTCCTAAACCCCTCAACTATTTCCTCGTCTATAACTTTATGAATAAGGTCAACTAATTTCTTGCTCTCACCACTCATAGGTAGTCCATTGGCGTCATGACTGAACTCTTCGCCTGGTGCTGTATCCATACTATGCACCCCCGAAGGGTAATATGGTTCTTTCATCAATGCTCGATTATGAATCTGACGTTCTAGAGCATCATTGTCTATCTCGTCTAGCATAGTCACATATCGACTACACAGCATTATAGGATTAAACATCCCCTCTCTCATCTAATGAACTCCAATTCAGTCTTCCAGTTCTCTTTATTTGAATCATAACAAGGACTATTCATCTGGCATATAATGAGTCTACCCCCATCCATATCCAATCTAATACTATCAGTGGTAAATGTACCACCATTCACATCATGGACTACTGCCTCAATGTTTCCTGTTGTATCCTCTTTATGTAATTTTTCAAATAATTCTACCAGTTCTTCTTTTCTCATGTTGCTATAGGTTTGTTGAAGTATTCCTTCAAAGTGTAATAAAATGTGATTTCTTCACCTTTCTTGATGTCCATCACAGTGACTAATGTTCTAAATGTTACAGTGTAAGTGATGCTCTCTTTCGCTTCTGCGTTAGGGTTCTCTGCATGATTGATGAATCCACCTAATGGCGTTCTTATCCATTGATTAAGGAACCACAAATGTGTCATCCCTAAATCAGTACCCTTTGGTATATCTTCTGTAGCAAATAAACCTAGTCCCTGTATAGAGGACATAGCTATTGTAACAGATTTGGGTAACGGGCGATAGTGGGTTTCTTTAAACATTTCCTAAAGTTTTAGGTACGTATACAATTTCAATACCCCTTCTGACTAATTCGTTGCGTATCTTACGCTTAACCTTTGGTTTGACATTACGGTCATTCAACATTTTGAATGCTTCTGTCTTGGATATTTGTTTGACATAGAAATGGTCAATCTCTACTTTCTTGGTTGCTCTATCAACTCTCGTTGCACTGGGTTTATATTTTGTTGGCATTATCTTCTCTGCGGGTGAAAAAATGTTACTTGAGTATATCTCCAATTTTCACCCATATACTTGGAGTAATCCTCTATGTATCCACCATGCAATTGATTGCCTGGGAACATGACTAGTCTATTGAACTTATGTGGGATAATCTGTTTGATATCAAACAACTCTTCCACTGGGTACAATAAATTCTCTTGTTCGTCATTACTTATCCATGTCCCCTCGTAAACGGCAGTTCCACCGTTTTCTTGTTTGTCCATGTAAGTGATAACGTTAATCACAGATTCGGAATCCAAGGCATTGAGAGCACTATCGATATGTGGGTAATGCTGTATAGCAGGGTCATGGTTTTCTAATGATTGGAAACAATTGAATTCATAGGCATTATCGTAAGAGTACCCATAATTCCACCAACCTTGGTCTCTGCATATATTCTGCAACATGTTCATTTGATTTTGATAAAGTCGTGTAGGATAACCAATCTTGTGTATCAGTCTACAGTCTAGATAGTCCTTACCATTTCTTGATGTGGTTCTTTCTTCGTTATACTTCCATAAAGGATATTGCTGACTAGTCAACCAGTCATGTATATCATCAGCATTCTCGTATAGATTATCAATATAGACTACCCCATCCTTTACAACTGGGTCTAACTTCTTATTGAATCTAAAAAGTTCATCGTTTGAATAGTGTTTCATTAACATTCCCCTTGTGTTAAGAATGAATAGTCACACTCATCCAGCAATTTATCTGTTGTACTTGGGCCATACATTTCAGAATGTGCAAGATTGAAACTTATGGATATACGTTCTTCTTGGTTTTCTTGGGATGGTACATGATGGTACAGGTATGAAGGCCATAGAGCAATGTCACCATCTCTTGGTTGAAATTGAAACTCTTTCTGTATTGCAGGCACGCCGTAATGATTGTCTTGTCCGTTGTCACTTTGATGATGTCTATCCGTTGTCATGAATAACATGTTTGCATATTCATTAGGACTTTCAAATATGATAGGTGCACAGGGTTGTGATGTCTTCACGTAGAACGTACCACTGAGTATTGTGCCTTTATGATTGTGAACACTGTGTTCATGTTGGTCTGTATAACGGTTGACCCATAGACAGCAGTGTATGTTACTGCGTAGCATGTTATGTTCTCTAGGGTCTTTCAAGAACTCTTTGTGCATGATATCGACATAGGTATCTTTGAGATTAGTGGTTAGTTGTTTACACCACTCTGTTTGACCAATGTATTCATCGTGGATATCTCTATCGAAATAGGTGGTGTAGTTTCTTTTGTTATCACCCCCACTTTGCCTTTCTACAACAGAAACTGCTTTACGCACATCACGAACAATCTCGTCTAGATTGTAGTTGAACCTCATCTTCCAAAAAGGTGTCGCAAATAGTTCTGTGCGATACGCCTCTAGTGGTTGGAATTGATTAGTCTTTGTCTGTCGGTTTGGTCTCATCATTTTTCACTGTTACATCACGATAATAAATTATTACTTCACCCAGCTGTTTGATATACCTTTTCAATTCTTGCATATCTTCTGACATGATTTTGTAATCACCAATGGTAGTACCTACAAATAGTACCTCACCATTGTTCTGTTCTTTCATTTCATCTAAGAACTGGTCTAGGTAGGTATAACCATCTGGCCAATCGGGGTTTTCTGTGTCTGCTTTGTCGCAACTCTTAGGTCTCTTTAAGACCTCTTCACCCTTCTCATTATACTTAGGTGGTTCAAAAGAGATTGTTTTCCTACACGGATTTGTAATCTTTGCTTCCGATACTACCCACCATTCGGGTGCAGTTAAATCTACAGGTCTAGGCAATGTAGGTTGCATGATTTCAATCTCTATTGGTTTAGAGACTATCTCAATCTGTTTTTGTGGTAATAGTGAACAACCACTAATCACTGTCACTAGGAACAGTAAGCTTATAAAGTTCTTCTGTATCATTTTCCATGCCCTCCATCACTTTTTGACTTCCATTGTTAAACCTATTTGTAATCAAACCTGGCTTCTTCAATGCAAGCATATCTAAATTGTGTCTAGCAAAGATTGCTAAGTATTCTTGTTTCTCTGCCTCTATCTCCGCATTCTTGCGTGACATGTTTAGCAGTGCTTTACCCTGCTTCTCAAAGTTCTCCTTTAAGGCAGTCATGGCGGCTTTCTGTTCTTCTACTGCATACTCTAACTTCTGATTGTTTGCTAACAATGTTTGGTTTTGATTATACAGGTAATATCCACCAAGACCAAGAACTAAGATTATGCCTATTAATAACTGTTGCATTAGTCTTCTACCTCTATCTTGTAATTGAGTCCAGCAGCACCACGAATCTCTACTGGTCTCTTTTCAGAATCAATGAAAGATAGTAATTTCTCTTTCTTCGTGATTATCTTTCTTACACCTGTGTATACTCTATCGTCCTTATCACCCCATTCGGCGTTGTACGATACAGACACAGTGTAACGTGTCATGAATAATGATTTTACCCATGACCAAAACTTTTTTAATTGTCGTTTTAAAAAATCCATAGTAATAACAATGCTAAAAAGAATCCCTCTGCAAACATTAACCACATACATTGGTATTCGGTTATGTCAAAATGGTCAATGAACTTATAACACATGCGTTCATGCCAATCTAGGAATTTCTGTAAATATTGCATATTTTCTCCTATTTGTATTCTATCCATCCTGTAGCAATGTATTTATGCCCCGAAAGAGGTGGATTTCCTCTATGAAGGTGCGTAAATCCTGCTGGCCACATTAGGAAGTCACCCATCTTAGGTTTAAACCTCAGACATTGTTCTATAAACTCTGTCTCACCACCTTCTTCTACATCATTCAGAAATAGAGACCATGCAAGAACTCTATTCTTTGCTAGATTACCATAACTTTCACAATGCCATATATGATACCCTTCAGAAGGTTGTGTAAGTTGTACCTTACCCTCATACATGGTTAACATATTGGATGCAAGTTCATCAAAGTATTCAGTTGCATAGATGGGCAATAATCGGTTGATGGTGTAGTCAATGAAACCACCAAACTGTTGTGTAAATTTTGTGCTTTCAGGCACTTGATGATAAGACATTGATTCGTCTTTCTTCTTTTGGGCACCAGCACCCTCATCATAGTCTGAGCGAAGTTCTGTTACACCAAGTTTTTTGTGATATTCAAAGAATTCTATGAAGTCTTTGCAATGTTTATCGTGGAAGGCATTCTCATAGTGAGCAATGTGTTGACTAAACGTTACCCGTATGTCGTCAGTCTGTATTGTTTTCGGTTGTTTCATAATAATTATGTTTCCTATGGTCAGACTTTTCTTCCCAATGGGTTATCGCTTTTCTTATAGATTCTTCCGCAAGAACACTACAATGTAATTTAATTGGTGGTAGTTCAAGAGCGTCTGCAATATCTTTATCTTTGATTTCTTTTGCTTGTTCTATTGTCTTACCCTTTAACATCTCAACAAACATGGTGGATGATGCTATTGCACTACCGCAACCATATGTTTTGAACTTGACATCTGTTATGTAATCACCATCCATAAGAAGGTCTAGTTTCATAACATCACCGCAGGCGGGTGCTCCTGCCATTCCTGTTGCAACATTAGGGTCATTAGGGTCAAACCTACCGACTGAATGTTTCTGAGGATTCTCTAGTACGTCATTGAATCTATCAATTACTTTTTGTGAATATGCCATAGCCTTATTTAGTGGATACAAAAACGGGGGAGTTTCTTTAAAGACTAAACCCCCACCCCGAAAAATTGTCTCGCAATTTCAGTTATTGTATTTTTTCCTACGGACGTATAACTGGGCGCAAATGCTCAAGACCCGTCCTTTCTCTTCCCTTGCGACAGGTCAGAGCTCCCTTTAGTTACTTCACTTGTGTTTCACTACAGGGACTTCTTTCTTTAACTCGACAACGTCAGCACCACTTCTGAGTGCTTTCAACTGGTTGATTGTATTCTCCGCACTAGTGTGAAGGATACCAATACCACCGTTAGCTTCCCAAGCATCGATGTTAACTTGTCTATCGTCTATCAAAACACTACCTTTCTCAGCGAAAGCACCTTTCTGTGTTCCACTGTAAGTACAAGTAGTCACGATGAATGGGTCAACATACTGTTTAATCCACTCACACTTGTCATAGACAACTGTTTGTCTGTTTACTTTACCAGCAGCAGTCAAGATTTCCCAAGGAAGTTGAGTATGTTTTACATAACCAATCAACTCATGGTAGTCAACCATTGGTGGTAAATTTCTGAACAATCTCTTGTCCGTCAGTTCTTGTTTTCTCTCATCGTATTCACTGTGACCAGCATCATCCGCTGTCAAAGGTTTCCCAATCATCTCAGAAACACCCTTAATGAAGTCAACCAAGACTCCGTCCATATCAATGAATATTCTCTTTACTCTCTTATTTTCCATACGTATAGTATAACCTTTTTGTAGGGTCACTGTCAAGTGTTATTCCCAAAATATCTTATATAATTTAACCTCTTTTCGGTATGCTTCATGTTCCCAAGGTTGTTTAGAATAGGGGGTATGAGCATGGTAAATGGTCTTAAATCGAGTCATTTTAGGGGACAATTCTCCCTTAATGAACTGTTTGGCATGTACCAATTCGTGTGCCAGAGTCTGCATCATCTCTTCTAAGGGTATCTTGTCACCCATTAGAGTCCTAGACAACTCTATTTCAACACTGTTACGTGCACCGTAACACAGTCCTAGAGCACCACCCTCACATTCACGGACAGTAGTCACTGTAACATCAACATCACGGCGTAGTTCAGGCATTAAAAAGGTCAATATTGACCGTATGTAGGTGGTAACCCTACGTTTCTGTGCGATTTGACCTTCTAATTGGATGTTTATCATAACAATATTCCTTACCGTAGGTTGATGTCAAGGTCGGGGTTATGCCAGAACTCTGAAACATCTGCATAAAGAACGACACACTGGTCGTGTTGATAATATTTACGCAGATTTAAAACAAAGTTAGATAGGGTAGAACACCACTCTTGGGTGATATCATTCCCATAGTTCCATCGCATGTAAGCTGATTTGATGTAAGACATTGGTAACGGGGTTGGTAACAAAGGGGTCAACTTTTTCATCACTTTCTCTCTCTCTCATCACATTAGGGTACTATTATCTCAGAAAAGTGGGGTCACTGTCAAGCGTTTTTTTGCTAATTTTTCACCTAAATTCTCTGCTTCGTACTCATTTATGTCTTTGTTTTCAATGACTTGCATGACATGAACCATTTCATGGGCTAAAGTTATCTCCCTTTCTTCGTCTAATTTGATGAAAAGGGTGATATCTAGGTTGTTTTGGGGGTTTATAGGGAATTCACAGTACCCTTGTTTAGGGTGGGGATGGGGTAGTTTGAGTATAGATATGTGCACGTTGTCAACGTGGTCGATACCTAGTTGTTTAGCGTAAAATATAGCACTATCTACTAGGGAATTGTATCTGCTGTTTATCCTCATAAAAACTCTTCACCTTGTCCAGTGAATAATATACTTTATTGTATATCTTCACACTGACACCATCGTCAACTACCCATCTAGGGATACCATCCAAAGAATGGTCTCTACAGATAACAATATCCCCTACTGTGGTAACTACAACTCTCACCAGTGATGTATGTTACCAGCAATGATGAAGAAACAGGTTATGAAGTTCACCCCCACAACCACGGTTCTAATAATAGCAACCTTATCTGCTTCTGCATCAGTGGCACCCTCTTTTTCACCTAGAGATTTAGCCCACAGTCTCCAGTAATACCTAAGACTCTTCTTTAATGAAGATGCCATCACGCATTACTCCCTTGCGGTCTTTGATATCATGATATGCGACTTCCAAGCAATGTTCCATAGAAAGACCATTACGTACCATAATGTTTATCAGAACAACCATAATATCTCCTATGTCATCTGCTACATCTTTCTCTTTACAGACGTTGTCCGATAGTTCACCTACCTCTTGGATAAGTTTACATACTTGGTCTTTATCTGTTGCACCTTCAATAAGGTTTCTATCATGATGCCATTGTTTAATGTTATCCACTAATTGTTGCATTACCAACCTCTCTCTATGTTGTATGCTTGCACTTCTCCCCACACTTTAAAGAAATCCATGGGGTCTTTTGACATGGGTGGTTCAAAGGCTTGAACCCATTGGAATATCCAGTCATCATTTTTAACTAGGTTCATCATCTTACTGACCATTACAACAGGGTCTAACATAGGTACATGGTCGTACTTATGTTCAGTTGGGTCAGCATCTGTTTCAGCAGTCCTCGTTGGCCCAAATACAAAGTGAGTCCAAAATAGATTCTCACCATAATACTTACCAACATTATTCTCTGAACCTTGTTGTGTGATATCATCAACATCCACTGTTGCCATCTCATCAATCGTACCATCAAGTTTTCTCATCTCGCCTGGCTTTCCATGATAACAAGCATGTGACCTGTGCTGATATGCTTCTCTCCATAATTTTCCGTGGTCAAGTGCATACTTTTTAGTACGTTCAGGCCAAAACTTATATGTTGAATACTTCTGATTATCACCTGTAAGTTCTGTGAACCCTGTAGGTGTACCAGTAGTCAACATGAGAGTGAAGAAACGTCTCTTGATGGCTTCACGTGCAATCTGTAGATTAGCACCTTGAGCCCATGCATTGTTAAAAAACAAGTCGGGTTCAAATTCATCGTAGGCTTCAAAGAACTCATCTTGTCTTTCGTTGATATCAAATCCTGTCTTTTCACTGACAAGTAGATACTCCGCATCAGGCCAATTTTCTAAACACTGTCTGTGTATCTCAGACCCTATTGAAACATTCTTGTCTGTATGACCGTCATGTCCTGTTATGAGTATTTTACTCGGTTTCATCGTCTAGTTCCTCACGTTGATGCTCGTCTATCTCCGCACCACAAAACGGGCAATGTTGAATTGGATAATGGTGCTCATCCATTTCAGAGTAAACTTCACATTCACTCTGGCAATCTGTACAATAAAGTTTAATCAAACTCACTTTGGTACGCTCCTTGTGCTTTTATTAAATAATTTGGTTTGTCTATTAAGTGTGGCATTTCTAAATGCTTACATAGGTTTTCGTATGACTTTCTTTTACCATCTATCGTAACAAATGGCAAAGATGATTCTTGCGGTATGTCTTTGTATGTGAAATCTAATCCACAAACGTACACTCTCACTTCATTTTCTACTCTGTCGATGGTATTAAGCATGTGTTTGTATCTTTCGCAATACACATCCTGTTCCCACTCAGCAGGTAGATATAACTTATAACTTCCCACCTTTGTGCATCTCATCTAATTCTGTGTAACCACCTACATTTTCACCATTGATGCGTATCTGTGGAAAAGTACGAGCGCCAGGGAATTCTTCTAGTATCTCCTCTCTTCCAAAATCTACACCTAATTGTTTATATGTGTATTCATAACCATTCTGTTCGCACAATGCTTTTGCTCTGTCACAAAAAGGGCACTGTGTCTTTCCATAAATTTCTATCATGCTAAATTCCTATACTTCAAACAATGACCATGGTATGTTTTCCATTCGTCATCACATTCCTCTTCAATTACGTCTTCATACTTATACTTAGGCAGTCCCTCAGATGGGATATTACTGCAGGCGGGTATCAAGAGTACAATCAATGTAAATACACTGAGTGCCCATATACTAATCAGTATCTTCATAATTTAAAGTCATCAAACGTATCGTCTTGTACGTCTTGTTTAATACCACCAATGACATAAGATTCAATCTCTGTCTCTTGTGGTGCGTTCTGTAGTCCTCTACTGTTAAACCAGTGTTTTGTCCATGGTAATGGATTGTTAGCACTTGATACATCATAGATTGCTTTGAGACCAATCGCACGTAGTCTCTTGTTTGCAATGTACTCTACGTATTGACTGAGTAGTGGTACAGATAATCCAATCATAGAACCTTCTCTGAATAGGAACTCTGCCCATTCCTTCTCTTGGTCTACTGCATCACGGTACATTTGATATACCTCATCTTCACAGTCTTTCATGACCTTGTTCATGACCTTATCTTTTTCATGTGACTGGTAACACTTTAGAATGTGTTGTGATACGGCAAGATGTTGTGCTTCATCTCTGGCGATTAGCGAAAGTATCTTCGCACTACCTTCCATAACTTTCAGTTCACCAAATGCAAATGAACACGCAAACGATACAAAGAATCTAATTCCTTCTAGGATGTTTACTGATATCAGTGCAAGATACAATGCTTTCTTAAGTTCATATTCATCTACTTTATGACCTAGTGACTTCTTGCGTCCTAGTTCAATGAATCTGTCGTACTTTTCTGTTACCATGTCAGCACGTTTTACAATAGCAGGTTCATCTATAATTGTATCAAATATATCACTAGGGTCACTATACACATTCTTTATGATATGAGTGTAGGAACGTGAATGTATAGTCTCAAAGAAGTCCCATGTAATAATACAAGACTCCAGTTCAGGCAGAGTCACAAATGGTAAGAACGCTAAAGCGGGTGCTCTACCTTGAACTGAGTCTAGTAAAGTTTGATATCTTAGATTAGATGTAAAGATATGTTTCTGTGACTTGTTTAACGAAGCATAGTCATTCCTATCTTTTTGTAAGGATACCTCTTCGGGCCTCCAAAAGAAACCTAATTGTTTCTGTGTTAACTTATCGAATATAGGATATTTAAAGTCATCAAATCTTTGGGTGTTTAGTGGTTCGCCAAAGAACATCGATTCTTTGGTATAGTCTACTTTTTTTCTATTAAATACTGTCATTCTTCTATCTTCTCAAATTCTAATTGGTCGTAATTATTTACGAACCTATGTTTTTGTCCATGAAGTGATTCATACACCTTTGACCATCTTTTGAAATCATGGTACTCGTTATAGTCCTCATCGCTTTGTACATATCGATTGGGTCTACCATCATTTTCCAAAACAATACGTTTATCTCCATAAGAATCGCCATATTGAACACGAAACATTCCATTTGTTTCTTGATTGTTAACTTGACATAGATTACTAACAAAGTCGGTTACAAAATGTAAGAACATATGGTAACTGTAATTTCCTATAAAGGTATCTCTCCAGTGTACCACATTTGGCCCTTGATACAAGAGCAAATCTCCAACTTCTAATTTAACTGGAATAGACTTTCTATGACGGATTGGTATACCTTGAGTCGCATCAAAATCTATAACTTCGTCTACCCAATTGCGGGTATTATCAACCCATATTACCCATGGTTCATTATCATCTGATTGGTAATCCAAACAAATAGTAGCACTTACTTCACATGATGGTCTATCAGCATGAGCTCTGAGGTATGAACCCCTAGTATATTTCCTACTGTAGGAGTATGTTTCAATTAGTTGCATATCGAATTCTTTTCGGAGCTTCTTATGTATATACCTGTGCATTGCAACACCCATAGGCATAGTGTGACCAGCGGTTGTTGTATGTTTTGATGACTCAGGCCCATTTGGAATAACTTCGACTTCTGATTCCAAAAGTTTGTCTGCTAATGGGTGGTGCTCGATAGTCTTCCACACATCCATAGTATACTCAATAACTTCTTTAGGTATGAAGTTACGATATATCGTATAACCTTCCGTTACAAACTGGTGAGTGTGGTCATTGAACACACCCTTCACAGTTTTCCCATAATTTGGGCCGTCTTTCATCTGAACATTATATGGCACAGGCTTCACAGTCCTCATCATCAAATGGGTCAGCAGGTAATAGTGGTTGTTCATCCTTCACCACATCCTCTTCCTTACCATCCATTGTATTATGATAGTATGATGTCTTCCATCCATACTTGTAAGTGTTTAGTAAATCTCTTGCCATTACAGACACAGGGACTTCACCATTATCATAGTTTTCGGGGTTATAAGACCAGTTACCACTTATACCTTGGTCAAAAAACTTCTGCATGACTGCTACAATCTTAATGTATCCTAGATTATCTTCCATATCCCATAGCAATGTATAGAAATTCTTCAATTGTGCATACTGTGGTACAATCTGTTTCAGTGTACCTTTCTTACTTTTCTTAACTGACAAGTGGTCTCTTGGTGGTTCAATACCATTCGTTGCATTAGACACAACACTAGATGATTCACTTGGCATTTGTGCACTCAATGTAGAGTGTCTCATACCATGTTCTAGGACTTCGCCACGTAGAGCCTCCCAGTCTTTCTTAAGAGAAACACTGACTAGGTCATCAACATCCTTCTTATACGTGTCGATTGGCAGTATTCCCTTTGAATACTTGGTCTTATGGAACCAATCACACTTACCCTTTTCTTTTGCAACTTGAACGGATGCTTTGATAAGTGAGTATTGGAATTCTTCAGTAAGTTCATGCACCATTTGTAATGATTCGTCACTACCATAATTCGCTTTATTCTTTGCAAGATAGTGTGCAAGTCCAATATATCCAATACCTAAACTTCTTCTAGAAATAGTTGACAACTCAGCGGCCTTTACAGGATACTGTTGGTAATCAATCAGTTCATCAAGTGCTCTAACTGCTAAATCAGCAAGGTGTCCCACTTCTTCAAGTTTCACAATACCAACATTGATTGCACTTAAAATACATAATGCAATCTCACCACGTGTATCATCAATAGATTCGATTGGTTGTGTAGGTAAAGTAATTTCTTGACAAAGATTGCTCATGCTCACTTTGTCAAGGAAACTACTATGCGTGTTGCAGTGGTCTATATTCATGATATAGATTCTGCCAGTCTCTGCTCTTTCTTTTAGTAAATCTGTTATCAATTCACGGGCATTTACCTTAGTTTTTGGAATACTGGTTGCACGTTCATACTTCTCGTACATTTCGTCAAATTCGGGTGTTCCAAATGCCTCATATAGACCATCTACAACATGCGGTGAGAACAATGTAATGTCCTCGTTTTTGAGAAATCTCTGATAAAAGAGTTCACTCATTTGAATAGAGTAGTCCAGTTTTCTTACTCTATTATCTTCCGTACCCTTATTGTTCTTGAGTACGATGATATCGTTAATTTCTTGGTGCCAAATAGGAAAATGAACTGTTGCACTCCCACCTCTTACACCGTTTTGTGTACAACATCTTACTGTAGATTCAAACTTCTTGAGGAATGGTATAACTCCTGTGTGTTGTACTTCACCACCACGAATCTTTGCACCTAGTCCTCTGATACGTCCAGCATTGATACCAATACCTGCTCTCTGAGCAACGTACTTACCAATTGCATGGTCACTTGAGAAGATTGAATCTAATGAATCATTACTGTCAACTAGAACACAACTTGCAAACTGTTTCAGTGGTGTTCTTACACCCGCCATGATGGGTGTGGGGATACTAATCTTAAATGTAGAGATAGCATCGTAATAACTTTTAACATACCATAGTCTATTCTTTTCACCATGACCATTATAATTTTGGAACAATGTCATAGCAATCATCATGTACATGAACTGTGGTGTCTCAAACACTTCATTTGTACTTCTGTCCTGTACAAGATACTTGTCTACAATTTGTTGCAGACCAGCATAAGTGAAATCAAAATCTCTATTATGCCTAATGTAACCATTACAAATATCAAACTCTTCCTCTGTGTAATAATCATGTATCTCCTTAGTGTACACACCATTGTCGATATTCTTATTAACCATATCATAGAGTCTAGGATAGATGTCTTTACCATCTTCCCACTTCGTACCGAATACTTGTTTCTGAAGTGCGAATAACAATAGTCTAGCTGCTACAAATTGATAGTTTGGATTTTCCAATGAAATCAAATCGGAGGCAGAACGAACTAAAATACTTTGAATATCTTTAGTGGTAATACCATCAAAAAATTGAAGACCACTATTCATTTCAACTAATGATTCTGAGATGCCTGTGATGTTCTTACAAGCGGCGGATACCATGACATGGATTTTATCTAGATTAATGTCTACCAACTCACCGTTGGATTTTACTACTTTAATGTCCCCGTTTTCGTGTTTCATATTTTTTTATACTCCTGTAACTTAAGTTTTGCAGAAAGGCCGTTGTAAGTGCAAGAGTTGATTATCTCCACGATTTCGTCTTTGGTCATTCCATGCATTATCATATCATTTATGTCTTTTAATCCATCGACTCTTTTATCAGTCCACAGACATACGTTGAAGCCATCTTCGATGACCTCTTCAATTTTCTTTAGAATAACTGCATTGCGTGGTTCGTTATCATATATTATTATTGCATTCTCTTTAAGATTAGATATCTTTTTAAAATCACTACCACCAACTGCTATAGAGTTTGGTAGGAATAGACTATCTATTGGCCCTTCTGTGACATAGATAGTTTTTGACTTGTCCACATTATTATTGTTGTAGATGAGTGGAACGTCATCTACGAATCTCATAGTTAAGTATCTCAGAGGTGAATCATTTATTGCTCTACCACTTATACCAATCAATTCTCCATTCTCTGCGTAGAATGGAAATACTATACGAGAATCATTACCTAAGACCCTCTCTCTATACTTAGTATGTAAAAAAGAGAGAGATTGTGCCTGTTGTACGAACAACAGTTTCTTAATTATTTCATCGTCTATCTTTCGGTCTTGGAGATACTCTCTTGCCTCTCCTTTTTCCCATGCCGAAACACAGACAGCAGGTAAATTATTCTCGACAGTCGTATTTAGAGGTTTTGATTTTGGAACAAATTTAAAGTCATTTGCACTAGGCATCTTTCTTTTCTTGACTTTAATTTTTGTACCACCCTTCTCTTGAAGATACTCCTTCAAGTATTCTCTATGGATATCGGGGAAGTTATCCTTAAGGAAGTGAACAGACGATGTAGATTTACCACAATTGTGGCACTTGTATACAAAGTTTTGTTCCACCACAAAATGATACCCACGTGCTTTGTGAGGATTCGTTTGAGAATCACCACAGTAGGGACATCTGTGATTAAGAGTTTTTTCGTTCTTCCACTTGCAAACATCCAAACGGGATGCTACCATACTTAAGTATTTGCGTTCTAACCATATCATACTAGCTATTATACTAGAATGATATGATTATCACAAGGGGGTTTCGTAAGGAATCTTACTATTCGTCTTCAGCTGGTTTTACGGCTATGCCTGGAGCTTCACCTGTCTTTAACCAATGGTCAAGTCTTTCGTTATACTCTTCCATAGCAACGTCATATGACGCCTTAGCTAAATCGTATCCAGTAGTACCTTCCGCTGGCATGTTGCCATCTTCATCAGCCATTGATGGTTTCAGAAGATGGAAATCTTCCGCTTTTCTTTCGTCTGCCATTTTTATCTCCTAAAATATATGTCAGTTAGTTATTTATGTTATTTATATCTTTTTTCTTCGGAACTCGTACTACTATTCTAGGTGGTTCGGGTTTCCTGTAAGAAGATATAAGACCTGTAGCGGTCACCAATAACAACAATGCTAGAGGGTCAAACACAAATATCAATGCTATTATAACATATCTCACTGCGTTGTCGAGATAGTTTTTTGCATTATCTTGTCCGTATATCATTTCTGCAACGTACATGATTGGGCCAACCTTCCCTTCTTGTTGTAACTGGAGTCTCTCAAATGGTAACTTCTCAGTATTGAGTGTTACTATCTCATCTACAATTTGGTCAATAGAAACAGCGATTTCTTGTCGTTCATCTTTCTGTCTTCTATCTATATAGTTCCTGTCTTTTGGTTGTGCAGTGTCTATGATATTATCTAGACTTGAAACTCTGCTCTCTAATCTTTGTAATTGATTCTCTTTTGACTCTATTCTTTTGTCTATGATAGACATCTCTAGAGAATATGAATCACCTTCTAGTGCGGTTTCAATGTTTGCTTTTGATAGAAATCCGAATATGCCTAACGATGTAATCAACATGAGTATAACTACTGCGGAAGCAAGATAATACTTCATGTAGTTAAGTTTGTCCCAAAACATATGAACGTAAGCTGCAGTAACTATTTTACCAAATTCCAGTGCACTCATCATAACTATTGTGGACATGTATGCACCCGCAAATATAATCCCCATCCCTATAACAGAGAAATAGGCAGCGATGCCCGCTATCATTAGACTTGTTGCTAATGCCAAATAGTTCAGAAATTGCATAATTTATTTTGGTTTTCTAGTCCAAAGTTCGTAGAATCTTTTGTCTCGTTTTCGTTTCATTGTAGTAGGCATTGATATAGCACTACCTGTTGCGTTCACTGGCGCATCTTCATTTAGTTTTTCCATCCGCATATATCCCATCAAGTCATCAGCAAGTTGTAGACCAGCGGTATAATCTGAAGGATAATGTAATCCTGCTTCAACTCTACCCCATCCACATGTATGAGCGGCTTCATGTAATTCTTTTCGGTGGTCGGGATATAAACTTGCGTAGTAATTAGCAACCACTCTAGATTGTACTGCATGTCCACTTGGATAAGCAGGAGTCTTTGCAGTCGGTGTAACGAATGGTTTAAAGTCCATCTTTAATGCATCTGCCAATTGATATGGTCTTGGACGATTAAAAAAGTTTTTAAAGTGTCTTACAACAGGACTGCATTGTCTTTCAATATACTCTATAGTTGCGTCTTCAAAGTCTAAATTGTTCTCTTCTAAGTATGCTTTGATATAGTACGAACCATCTTCATCGCAATCAACGTACTGTCTTTTGATTTCAGGTGTTGTATTTTTAAGTAATTGCTGAATTTTTTTGATGTCATCTAGGGTAGCAGTTGAGTTATTTGCTGGTGGTACGGCAACTGATATTTTTTGCCAACCAGTAGACCATAAGTCTATGTCTTTATACTTAGGTTTCTTCAACTCCGCTTGGTGTCCATACACCATGTCGTTGACTTTTGTTACTTCCTCAATAAACATCATCAGCGGTTACCAATACTCTGTGTTCTTCTAGAAATCCTATGTAAACAGGAATACCATACACTATACTATGTTCTGCTACAATCTGTATAGGTGTTTTTGGTCGATATCTGCAATCATTTTGATAGATGGCAAGTCTAAGATTGTATGTAACTCCCACACGTAATTCTGCTAGATTAATAGTTTCTTGAATAGATTCAGATGTGACCAATTCATTTTCTTTTAAATGTCTGTAGAACTTTTCACACAACTCATCTGCTTGGTCTTCAGTCAGTCTAGTTTCTTCTTTAAGTAGTGCAAGTGCAATTGCATATGAAGCGAACTGCGATTTACCAAAAGGAACTCGTTCAATCAACTTCTTTAGATTGAATACGAGTCTATGTAAAGGTGTGTATGATGCTTTTTCGGAAGCAGTGACTGGTTTGTTTTCTAGTTTGACAGCAGGATTTTTAGGGTCGGGCTTATGTGTAATCCGTTTACCCTTCTTGTCTATGTATCCAAATTTAAAGGCTTGCGTCTTCTCAAAAGGTGTTGTTAACATCTTGAGGATACGGAATACTATTAGTGTGTCTATAATTCTAGCGGCCATATATCTATTTATACCTGTCGGAGAGTCATTGCGAGTTTCTCATCGATAGGAACTTCAACTTCAAACCCCTCTTCTACGTATCCTAGATATAACAGCATCGTTTTAATCGATGACCAGTATTCTACATCCTTGATTTTAAATTTTAACATCCTCATTGATGCATCGTATCCAAAGACATTAAAGATGCAAATAAGGTGATTTAGCATAAGACGTTCTCTCAGTTCATCATGTTGATAGTATCTGAAAAGAAGTCGTTTAAGGTATCTAAACCTACGTAAGTCTTCATAGAAGTCATCCATGTCTTCACACTGTGGGTCATCATAGTGTTTTATGGCGTAGGCGGCAAAGTTCTTTGCTGTTAGTTTGTCAAATAGACTCATAATGTATTAAATTGTTTTGGTTGCACTAATATTTAGTGCAAGTGAAGAGCGTTATGCTAAAGAACCGTATACTTTAAATGAACCAGTATCTAATTTTTCAGTTCTAATCTTCATAGTAAAGTTAGTCTTCTCTTCTTCAATTTCATCATGTGGGGTATCAACTGTTTTACCAATGATATCACCGTAACGTGAAAATGAGATTTCAAACTCACCACTCTCACTCATGTCTATATCATTGATATTACCATCATGTGATAAACCAAGTAGAGATAGTTTTGCTTCCATTTGTGCAACGGCAGCTCTAGGGTTGATAAACTCCATAGATGCGGTATGACCTAGGATAGCATTAAGTCTTGCCTTAACGTCTGCGTCATCGATGTTATGTTCACCCGCCATGCCTTCGTAGCCTGGGTTAACGTCTTCTGTGAGATATGCTTTAAATGTTTTCATAGTTTTATTTATCCTTTTTACGTGTTCTACAGACCAAAAGTTCTAACTTCAGAGTCAGTATGGTTAACAATATCGTCTTCTTGGTTTAAGAATATGTTCTGTGCGCCACTAGTAGGTGACTCACCTTCAGAAAGTCCGTATGTATCCCACCATTGACTCGGCCAATTGAACAATTCAGAGTTTTCACTTCTCTTGACACCCCCAATAGTGTGTTTTGCATCCCACTCTTGGGCAGCAAATTCAAGTGCTTTAGACCCCATCCCTTCAAAAATCATACTGTTAACATCGTGTTCCTGTAACCATTTGATGGCAGGATACCATGAAAGACCACCTTCAGTTTCGTTGTCGGCATCTTCTATTGCGTCTTTTTCAATACCGCTAACAGTTTCTTTATAATTCTGTAAAAGTCTATAGTTTTTTGACTTCAATACTTCAGTAAAGTAATCACATACAGGTATTTCACCGTACAATACAATATCAGCTATTGCTAGTTTATCAGAACAGTGGCCATCTAAACCTCTTGACTCCCATTCTGTTTGGAAATTTCTCATCCAAGAATAGTGTGGTTGACCATCTTTAGTACCTTCATCAGCAGCTGCAAAGAAATTTGGTATGAATGTATCACGTTGAACATCTACACCATTTTTGGTCACTGTTATTGGGGAACTCTTGTAAGGTTGTTTACAAGGATATATCAACATAGCACCAAATATTGGAGCATCTGTAGTAGTACCTGTTGACCTAATTTCCTTTAATACCGTCTCATTGGGGACGTATCGCATTACAAACCATGCGTGGACTGGAAAATTTGACTTAATGTAATCAATATCATCAAGAAACAAATCTTTAAACTCTTCGTCTGTTTGAGTTGTATAACCAGTTGTGTGTAAACGTCTAACGTAAGATGCTTCAATCAACCTAAGAAGGTCTTCACTAGGTAAGTCTTGTTCTATTGCGGTATGAAAAATCTTTGGCATAACAAATTACCCCTTAAGCATATGGTGGGTAAATACCACCGACTTTAGTTGTGGTAAACGGCCAAGCGCATGGTTTAATCTCATCGGGAAATCTATT